CGGCTTCGGTGCACCGATCCTTGCGCGTCGCGAAGACGGCGAGATCATCGCTGGCCACACGCGGCTCAAGGCGGCCATCAAGCTCGGCCTCGAGCGCGTGCCTGTCCGCTACCTCGACTTGTCCGAGGAGGAAGCCCACCGCCTCGCGCGCACCGACAACAAGCTCGCGGAGCTCGCCGAGTGGGACGCCGCCGCGCTCGTCGCGCAGCTCAATGACGAGAACGACGCTGATCGACTCCTGCAGGGCTTCACCGCGGAGGACATGCGTCGGCTCAACGCTGAGCTTCTGCGAGCTACCGCGGTCACCGACGACGAGGCGCCCGAGCCTCCGGCCGAGCCAGTCGCGCGGCGCGGCGACATCTGGATCCTCGGTCGGCATCGCGTCGTCTGCGGTGATTCAACCGACGCTAACGACGTCGCCAAGGCGCTCGACGGTCAAACGCCGGCGCTGATGGTCACCGACCCGCCGTACGGCGTCGAGTACGACCCGAAGTGGCGGCAGTCAGGCGGCCGGACCGGCATGGTCCAGAACGACGACAACGCATCGTGGCGCGAAGCTTGGGCGCTCTTCCCTGGGGGCGTTGCCTACGTCTGGCATGCGAGCCAGTTCACGTCGGTCGTACAGGCCGACCTCGAAGACTGCGGCTTCGAGACGCGAGCGCAGATCATCTGGGCCAAGTCGCAGCCGGTGATGAGCCGCGGCCACTACCACTGGCAACACGAGCCGTGTTGGTACGCGGTGCGCTGCGGCTCGACCGCCGCTTGGGTCGGCGACCGCAAGCAGACGACCGTTTGGGAGATCCAGAACATCAACCGAGCTGCCGGTGAGGACAGGACCAACCATGGCACGCAGAAGCCCGTCGAGTGCATGGCCCGCCCCATGAAGAACCATGAGGGCGACATCTATGACCCGTTCCTCGGGAGCGGCACCAGCATTGTCGCCGCCGAGCAACTCGGTCGTCGGTGCTTCGGCCTCGAAATCGATCCAGGCTATGTCGACGTCGTCGTGCAGCGCTGGGAGAAGCAGACCGGCCAGAAGGCTGAGCTGAGCCGCGCCGAGGCTTCGTGATGGCCGAAACGACGAAGCTCACCAAGCAGCGCTCCGATCGCCTGATCGAACTGCTGCGCGCAGGGCAGAACCGAGAATCCGCATGCGCAGCGGTTGGCATCGCCAGCCGCACGCTGCGGCGCTGGCTCACCGACGCTGAAACCGGCAGCGATAAGCGGTTGGCGCGATTCGCGCGGGCTGTGCTCGAAGCGGAGAGCGACTCGAAGACGCGCGCGGTCACCCAACTCCAGCTCCACGGCAAGAAGGACTGGCGCGCGCTCGCCTGGTGGCTCGAGCGACGTTTCCCGAAGGAGTGGGGCGACCACCGCACCGTCACCATGCGCGTCGAGGAAGAGCGCGAGACAATTCTCGACGTCTTGCAGCGCGCGCTCCAACAGCGCCGGCTCGACGATGTCCTCGAACAAGTCCTGTGGGAGCTTGCCGATGGCGGCGAAGCGCCGCCTGATGGCGCTCCGAGCGGTGAGGCCGCGGCGCGACACTGAGCCGCTTCTCGACTTCATCCCGCGGCTCACGCCCGCGTTCGAGCGGCCCGATCACCTCGCGGCCATCGCAGAGGCGATCGAGCGAGCGCGGCAGGGACCAATTCGGTTGCTCTTCGGCGTGCCGCCGCAACACGGCAAGACCGAGCTCATCAAACACGGCCTGATCTGGTGGATGTTGCGCAGGCCGGGCAGCCGCAACGCGTACATCAGCTTCGAGACCACGCGTGCCGAGCAGATCTCGCGCGAGATCATCGAGCTCGCGAAGATCGCCGGGCTCGAGCCGCAGGGCACACGCGCGCTGTGGAAGGCTGGAAACGGCGCTTCGCTTCTCGCGCGCGGCGCGGACGGCTCGATCACCGGCCAGGGCATCGACGGCCTGTTCGTCGTCGACGATCCGCACAAGAACCGCAAGGCGGCCGAGAGCCGCGTCCAGCGGCAGGACGTGATGAACCTCGTGCGCTCGACCGCGGAAGGGCGCATGCATCCGAGCGCCAGCTTCATCGGCGTGCACACGCGCTGGCACCCCGACGACATGATCGGCCAGCTCGTTCGCGAGCAGGGCTGGACGTACATCAACCTGCCGGCGGTGAACGACGGCAGCGATCCGCGCCGGCCGATGGGCGCCGCGCTCTGGGAAGCGCAGCGACCAGTTGCATGGCTCGAAGACAAGCGGGCGCGCGTTCACGAGTACGAGTGGGCTTCGCAGTGGCAGGGCAACCCGCGACCGCGCGGCGACGCGCTCTTCGGCGAGCCGCACTACTACGACACGCTGCCCGAGGGCTGCGCGGTTGGCTATGGCGTCGACCTCGCGTACACGGCGAAGACGAGCAGCTGCCACTCGGTAGCGCTGCGCCTCTGCCGCAAGGGCGACACGTTCTTCGTCCACGACGTCCAGCGCAAGCAGGTTGACGCGACCTCATTCGCGCTGACGTTGAAGGCACAGCAGACGGCGTGGCGGGGCGTGATGCTCTGGCATTGCGCATCGAGCGAGCTCGGGGCCGGGCAGTTCCTGCAGCAGCTCCTCGGCGCGCGTTGGTTCCGCACCGAGTTGGCGAGCGCCATCGGCGACAAGTTCCTCCGCGCGCAGCCGGCTGCGGCCGCATGGCGCGCGGGCAAGGTGCTGTTGCCGCGCGAGGCGCCTTGGCTCGACGCGTTCCTCTCCGAGGTGATGGCCTTCACGGGAGTGAACGATGCGAGCGACGACCAAGTCGACGCGCTCGCGAGCGCGTACAAGCTCCTCAACGAGCGGCCGGCGTCACGCCACCTCGGCAGCTACCAGGCGTGAAGTACGGAATCCTCTCGCAGACCCATCCTGAGTATCAGGCCGAGCGCTGGGCCGAGCTCGAGGTCCTCTATCGAGGTGGTGCAGCGATCACCGACGCGTGGCGGCGCAAGTTCCTGCCTCCGCACGTGAACGAGACGCCGGCCCGGTACGAGAACCGGATCCAGGCGGCCGCGTACCTGAACTACTTCGGCCGGGTCGTGAACTTCTTCGCGACCGCGCTCTTCTGCAAAACGCTGAGCCTGCGCGCTGCGAATGGGCAGGTGGAGGAAGTTGCCTACGCCGCCTTTGCCGAGGACGCCGACCGCAAGGGAAACAGCTTCGAGGCGATCATCAAACAGGCGCTCACCACCGCGATGGTGAAGCGCCGCAGCCTCGTTGCAGTCGACTTGCCACGGCCTACCACGGCGCCAACGAGTCGCTTCGAAGAAGAGCGACTCGGCCTCGGCGTTCCATACGCGTACGAGGTTCCGCTAGAGCAGCTCATCGATTGGCAGCTCGGCGATGATGGTTCGTTTCGTTGGGCCATTCTGAAGCGCGTCATCTGCGAGCGCACCTCGCCTGCGAGCACGCGCGCGACCTTCGCCGAGGAGTTCAAGCTCTGGGAGCTCGTCGACGGTGACGTCGGCCGTCGTGCGGCGTGGCGCTTGTTTCGCACGCCCGAGCAGCGAGTCGACGCGCGAAGGGCCTACCCGCCGAACCGCGACGTGCCCGAGATCGACGCCGGCGTGACGAGCTTCACGCGCATTCCGCTGGTGCAACTCGAGCTTCCACCCGAGCTGTGCCTTGGCGAAATCGTGGGCGGCGCTGCGAAGGAGCACTTCCAGCGGCGAAGCGCGCTCATCGCCAGCGAGGACCGCTCGCTATTCGCCATCCCGTACGTGACGCTCGGTCCTCAGGTCTCCGGCGTCGGTGAGCCGGTCTTGGCCGATGTTGCCCAGGACCACAACCGTGGCGACGATCCGGCGGAGCAGTTCATCCGCCGCGGCTTCATGGTGCTCGCCGGTGACGACAAGGTCGGGTTCGCCGAGCCGAGCGGTGCCGCCTACGAGCTTACCGACCGGCAGCTCGACAAGCTCGTCGACGAGATCTTCCGCGTCGCGCACCAGATGGCCCAATCAATCAAGTCGACCGGGACCGCGCTCGAGCGGAGCGGAACGAGCAAGCGTGAGGACCGCCATGCCACCGAGATCGTCCTCGGCGCATTCGGCAAAGCCGTGCGCAGCCTCGCCACGAACATCTACGACACCATCGCCGGCGGTCGCGGCGAAGACGTCTACTGGCAAGCATCTGGCCTCGACAGCTACGAGATCTGGGATCGCGCCGAGCTCGTCGCCGAGGGCACGCAGGTCAAACAGGTCGCCATCCCGAGCAAGACTTTTCAGAGAGAGTATTTCGGCCAGGTCGCGACGCGTCTGCTGGGCGATGTCACGCCCGAGACGCTCGCCACCATCAGGGACGAAATCGCAGACGCCGTCGCGAACGCGCCCGCGCCAGGCGAAGCCACGCAGGCGCCGCCGAGTCTGGCCCTCGATGGTCAGCATGGGCCGCCTTCGGCCTCGTCGCGCGCCGATGCGTAATCGCCGAGCATGCTGATCCGAACTGAACGCCGCGCTGCCGGCACTCCAGGCGCCCGAAACCGTGACACAAGGCGAATCGTGCTTGGCCATTGGCCTCGCATACCATGACGCCCGTGTGGCAGCTGGCGGCCGTCGAGCGGTGTGCGGCCTGCCGTGCTATTGTTGGGCCAACGATGCCCACCAAACCACTCTCGAACGAACCAAGGACGAAGGAACTGCGCAAAGGCTCGGCCATCGTTGGCTACACTGACAAGATCTACGACATCCCCGCCGAGGAAGAGGTCTTGCACATCG